TGCCGAGCCAGCCTCGCTTGCGTGGTTTGATGATCGCATAGCCGCATCCATCAAGCAGCGAAATAAACCCATGCCTGAGGGGCAAAAAAAATTCTCCAAAGTCGAGGAATTAAAACCAGAACTCACGCCAGAGCAGCGTGACGAGCAACGGGCTGAACGCATACGCTGGCATCGTGACAACAAAATTGCCAACGCAAACATAGGCGAACATGATTTCAGGTGGTTAGAGAACCGAGAAAAACTAAGCGAATCAACCCACGGAAAGGTAATGTGATGAACCTGCTGGGGTTGCAGCCATATCAGAAAGCCAGCGTTGCCCCGCTAACCAAAGCGGAACGTGCAGCGCATTTTGACAGGGTGGCTTCCCTTGGCTGCATCATCAACAACAAGGATTGTGATGGTGGATTGAACCTTCACCACCCCACTGGAGCAGGGTGGGGGCTTAAAGCTGATGATAAGGACGTTATCCCCCTTTGTTTTAACCACCACAGCGCACAAACACCCCTTGCCTATGGTCACAGCATCCACAAGGGAACAAGGGTATTTGAAAAGCGATATGGAAGCCAGCGCGAGCTATTGCAGCTAGTAAGGGATTTGCTGGCATGACTGTTCGCACCGCCCCGTGGAATGACAAAGAATATCGCAGGCTAAAAAAGCTAGTGAATGAATACATGGAATCGCAGGGGTTTATTGAATTTATCGTTATCGCTGCCCGAATGAATCGAAAGATATCATCCGTATCCGCAAAGGCAAAGGGTCTAAAATATATCACCCACCAGCAGATGCCTAAGGACACGTTACCAAGAGATATACGCAGGCTATCGGGGATAAAGGTTAACTATCAAAAAGGAGCGCATGATGTCTAACCAAAGCATTTTTGAGCGCAATGTGATTCATTCCTTTCAAGTTTATCCTGATTGCATGCGGGATGAAATGGAGCATCTGTTTTTAAGATTTTCTCAGCGGGATAAATACAAAGCTGAATATCTAGCCCATATGTGGGAGCAGATAGCCCCATTTGTCGAATTAATCCGTGGGTTATACCCAGACAAGGCAATTGATGAGGTTAGGGGATTTATAAAAGAGCGTCTTTGCATGAATGTTTTTCCACCAAATAAAAAGGATAAATCCAATGGAATCAATTAGGGGCGATGTGGTTACAAAGCAAATGAAAGCCCGTATCAGGATAGTTGAGGGGGATAGAGGGGGTATAGAGTTTCATGCTCCTACATATAGCGAAACCATCATCCAATCATTACTGGAAAGGGATATTATAGACCGAAGACACTACGAGGCCGCATGTGATTATCTTGAGCTTAAAAAGGCTGTGTATGGATTCCTAGATGTAAACACCATGCAGAGTATCTTTAAGACTGGGGACACAAGCCCACGAAAGGACAATGCAGAATCATGTTATTACATAGCAGCCAAGTATATCGGAAGAAACAATGATCGCCTAATCAATCGCGCCATGAACGAAGAAGCCGATAGCACGCTAACTCTTGAGATGGTGTTTAACGCCTATCGTACGGCTTTCCACTATGCCTTCGATGGAATGGACTTGGCAATTTCAGAAATGCGGAATCTTACGAAAAAAGAACTTGCATGTTGAGATATTCAATATATAATGGCGGGAGTGTGAGGGATAATTGCGTCCTGATTTCAGCCGCCCAGATAATCTGAGGTGGTTTTTTTATGGAGATTTTATGGCTAAAGCAAAACCAACCAAAAAAGCTGGCAAACCTACTAAAAAGTGCTAGATTCATACCCTTTCATTTGGAGGGGTTATGAAGAAAATTATTATTTTATTATTACTGGCTAGTTGTTCATATGGGCGACATGAAACCGAAGAATTGGCAAAGCTATCCCCAACCGTAAAAGAGCAATGCGGTGGTCTGAATAAGCGTGTTGATTACATCACATGCGAAGCCGCAATTGTTCTTGCAAAGGACTATCCGTACAAAGCGGTATTAGCTGAAAACTATAAAGCGGTTCTAGTCATAGCAAAGAAGTATGACAGCAAGAAAATATCAAAATACACTTATGATGCCGAGAAATTAAGACTTGATACTGCCACGGTTAACAGAATCAACGCGCTAATAGAAAACAAAGAACAGGCTGACTCAGACCGCCTTCTAAAAGCCTCAGATATACTCATGAGGGCTGGTGGCACAAGTAAGCCATCCACACAAACAGAATCACCACAAATCAACTGTACAACATACACACAGGGGTATTACCAAAATACATCCTGCCACTAAGAGGATTGAATGGAAAAAAGCGAAGCTGAATTAATGTTCGAGGGGGCTATAAAGCTCCAAGAGGGCATCAAGGAAGATGCAGACCGCAGAATAGAGCATTACCGCTGGGCAATAGCTGAGATACACCGCCAAGAGGCTGCGGCATTAGAGGTGGTAAGCGCATGAGCCGTCCGTTAAAATTTAAGACCCCAGAAGAATTACAGGAGCGTGTGGATAGCTATTTTGTACTATGTAAAGAACAAGAGCGCCCAATAAGCATCACCGGACTGGCTATCCATTTGGATTGCTATAGAGAAACAATCTCTAACTATATGGAAAGAGATGAGTTTTTCGACACGGTTAAAAAAGCAAAGCAGCGTGTAGAGAACTTTTACGAGGAACGCCTAACGCTTCCAAACGTAGCTGGTGTGGTATTCGCCCTAAAGAATTTCGACTGGTCTGACAAGCAGGATGTTGCAATAGACCATTCATCCAAAGACAAATCCATGTCACCAGCCGTTACACGCTTATCTGATATGACTGACTCCATACGGAACAAACCTAGCGAATAATGCTCGACACACTAGGGCAGTATAACCAATTACTGCTAGCCCTAGATAAAGAACCCGAAGCCAATAAGAAAAGCCTATTACGTGAACTATGCCGGACAGACCTATTCTTTCTATTATGGTTTGGGCTTGGTAGGGGTGATGTGTTCAATGATTGGATACTTGCCCGCTGCAAAGAGGTGCAGGAAAAGCCCAACGAGTGCTTAGACCTTTGGGCGCGTGAGCATTACAAATCAACGATCATAACCTTCGCCCTATCCATTCAGGATATTCTAAGCTCGCACGGTGATGACCCATTACCTAAGTGGAAGGGCAGGGAATCTACTATCGGTATATTCTCGGTTACTCGCCCTATTGCTAAGGGTTTTCTACGCCAAATCAAACAAGAGTTTGAGCAGAACGAAACACTAAAAGAATTATTCCCTGATATTCTATACCAAGACCCTAAGGGCGAGGCGCAGAAATGGTCAGAGGATGACGGGCTGATAGTAAAGCGCAAGACCAACCCCAAAGAATCTACCGTAGAAGCGTGGGGCATTGTTGATGGTCAGCCAACCTCTAAACATTTTCTAATATGCCTGTATGATGACCTTGTAACGGATAAGTACGTTACCTCGCCGGAGATGATTGAAAAGACCAACCGCGCATGGGAGTTATCAATCAACCTCGGAACAGAGGGTGGACACCGTAGATACGTTGGCACGATTTACCACTTCAATGACACCTATAGGCTGATGATGCAAAGGGGTGCGGTGATACCCCGTATCTATCCTTGTACGGAAGACGGAACACCAACTGGCAAGCCCGTTCTAAAGTCGCAAGAAGAAATCACCATGAAGTACCGGACAATGGGTGCTTATACCTTTGCCGCGCAGATGTTGCTCAATCCCGTGTCTGATACTTTGATGGGATTCAAGCGCGAGTGGATAAAATATTACAAAGGCACGGACGGGCAGGGGATGAATATATACATCCTATGTGACCCCGCCAATGCGAAGAAAAAGGAATCAGATTACACCGTGTTTATGGTTATCGGTCTGGCAAGTGATGACAATTACTACTTGCTCGATGTGGTGCGCGACAGGCTATCGCTAACACAAAGAGCCGATACGTTATTCAAGCTGCACAAGAAGTATAAGAAATACTGCAAGGGATTGCAAGTTGGCTACGAGCATTACGGGATGCAAGCCGATATATCCCATATCGAAGACCGCCAAGCGCGGGAGAATTATAGATTCAGTGTCATTCCCTTGGGTGGGAATATGCCGAAGGTTGACCGCATTAAACAGCTTCAACCGATATTTGAGCAGAAGCGTTTCTGCCTTTTAGATTCATGCTTCAAGACCGATTACCAAGGCAAAACCGAGGACTTAATAGATGTGTTCTTACACCAAGAATACGACTCATTCCCCGTGCCCGTTCATGATGACATGCTCGACTGCATGGCGAGGATTTTAGACGAAGATTTAGGGGCGATATTCCCTGCGATAGTAACCGATTCGGACGCTTATAGCTCCGAGCCAGAATATAAAGGAAGTGCATGGGCGAGCTAGAGGACAAAACATCTGAAGATTCGGAATTAGTAAGTGAAATCCGCAAGAACCTGAAAGACTATGCTTCGCACAATCGCGGCTGGAGAGAAAAAACCAGAGAGTCGTATGATTTTGTAGCCTCTAAACAATGGTCTGATGATGACGAACAGGTTCTCACCTCACAAGGTCGCCCCGCTATCGTATTTAACCGCGTTGCCCGCACTATCAATGCTGTGGTTGGGCTTGAGTTGCAAAACCGCCAAGAGGTGAATTACAAACCCATTACGGTGGATGACACGGGCGTAAACGACCTGATGAACTCGGCCGCTAAGTGGACACGCTCTAATTGCGATGCGGAAGATGAAGAATCCGAAGCGTTCCAAGACACATTGATTTGTGGTGTTGGTGCGACTGAAACCATGATGGATTATTCCACCGACCCAGATGGGATGGTTATTGTAGAGCGCCGTGACCCGTTTGAAGTAGCCGCCGATCATAGAGCAAAGAAACGCAATTTTGATGATGCTAAATGGGTAGCAAGCTGGAAGGCATATTCAGAGGATGAGTTTGAAGACCTTTATCCTGATGTTGAAGTTTCTGGAA